GTTTCTGTGGCGGTGCTGTAGAACAAGGCTGTAGCCTCGTTGGCCCGCACCCTGTGGTGAGCAGCGAGCGGGCCGGGAAGCGAGCCAGCCATGGTGACGCCTGCATGGTCAAGGGTGTACTCGATTGGCAAGCGAATGGCCCACCGGTGCATCATCCGTTGCGCAATAGCAGCAGCCGCTTTACTACCATTGCGCATGATCTGAGAAGCAAGTACTCGCATGCGGGCCGGATGTTGCTCACGGCTTACAGTTAATTCAACTGGGTGGTCACCTAAGCCAAATCCTCCTGAGCTGACGGTTGCGTCGAGGACGGTGCGTGGTGGCTTCACAAGCTTCCCATGGCTACGGACAGCACCGATCGTCGCACACAACCAACGAGCACCCGCTTTAGGCACTGTCGCACCGCGGCGTCGAAGGACAAATAGGTTGGACACCATGGCCTTCGCAGCCTCATAGCCATAACCAGCGGGTGCAGTTTGCCCATCGCTACTGGTGAACCCAGCTATCGAGCGAGCCAAGCTGCCAACGATAACGGACCCACCACGGTAAGCACAGCGCAGAAACTCACTGTGTGTGGTGCTGATCATTTGTTTTGCTGCCTGCGCGTCAAACCCACTGTAATCAATGAGTTCCAGATAGCGTAGCCCAGTCCACTCATCGCGGCACGCACCTGCCATATCATCACCAAGCAAGTGTTTGTATACCAGCGCATCGTAACCGTATGCGTTTCGAAAGGAACAGCTCACTGCTTCCTGGTAGTACCGGTTGAATGTGGTGTTGATGAACGTCGTGCTACGCCAGCCAGACCAAAGCCCGCGCACTAATTCCACATAATCATCTACGCCTGACGCCCGTGCGGCAACATCAGCGAGGCTCGCGGCAGCCCAGCGACACGCAGAAGCAGCGAAAGCTCTGTAACTAAGCGAATCCCAGTCAGCAGCAAATGTGCCAATGCGCGGATCAAGTTTCTGTGCCATAGACAACCATTGACGCTTCATATTCTTGAAAGTATGCAATATGTTGTGGTCTTTGAAGTCACTGCATATCGCAACGTGTTCCCCACAGGTATCAGCGAGCCGCCGCGTCATCATCGCTAGCTCGACCGTGGCGTCTTTGTTCAAAACGAGGTCGTCACTATGCCGGTACACATACCCCTCACCGACCAGCAGTGCCGCTGACTCGATTAACCACTGACAAGCGGGTCCAGGCAGTAGCATCCGTAGCTTGCCACTCTCATATTTGTCCACCGCGGTTCCACGCAGTTTGGGCGTGTTGCGCAGCAGCATCTTGGATATGTCACTGGTGGCAAGGCTGTTGACCCACAATAGTTTTGAACGGCCTGCGGGGCTTTTGTGGGGTATACCGTTGACAGTGTACTCCAAATCCTGCCGTGGGGCAGCGCTGGTAGAACCACCGGTGGCGAACATCATCATGTTCGCATGAAACAACTCCGCCGTCCAGCCACGTTCTTGGCTGACTCCGTGTTCAAACAACGCCGAAACTTTGTCGACCTCTCTGCCGATGACTTCTTCACAGTGGGAAGCTGACCAGCCTCTAGCCGCACCACAGTAGACACGCTGTGCCCGTCCATGCACAGCACGCTGCGCGACATCATCACCGGCTGACAAATTCCGAAACCAGAATCTGCCGACGAGGTTTTGCAGGTACATTATATGCGACGCGCCTTCACCGCAGTTCTCTAGGGTGCCTGGCCACAAGGGTGGGCAGCTGGGTACCCCTGAGCGCCTCACCACAACGTGCAACGCCTTGAAACATTCAATCGCGTGTTCCAAGCCATAATCCAACACACGCGAGCGTAGCATGTGCCGCATAACTGTGCCCCCTATTGGACACAGTGACACATACATCAATATGTTAGACACAAACTGCGAGCCCAAAAATGGGCGCTTGACTAGCTCGTGTACCAGTTCGCTGAGGCGTGCCCAGTTGCTATACCGAGAGGCATATTCCAACGCAACATCAACGTGGATTTTCTGCCGTTTGCATAGCTCAACGGATGTGCCAGGCCACCAAACTCTTAGGATCATGCGTGAACGCCAGGAAAGCGTC